CACCTTCGCAACTGCCTGACGCTGCAACACATCATGGACAACGCAACGACCGAAGACAAAATCGCATTTGCAGATGCTGCAACACTCGGTGAGGATTGGGTCGGATGACCCACGCCAAGGCATGCCCATGCAAGAATTGCAAGGCTGCGAAGCCACCGCTCTGGTGGATCGACTTCACCGCCGAAAAGCAAGTCATCGTCAAGGACGGCATCAGCGAAACATTCGAGGCGACCGAGGCTCGAGCCGTTCGTGCATTCGCCGAAGGCATTCAACAGGACATCGACAAGGTGATCGAAGAAGTCTCACGCAAACTCTCCGCATCGATTCGTGCAGGCGACACAGTCACACAGCGACAGCTTGAGGAAGTCCAGGCGGCACTCAAGGCATCGCAAAAGAAACTCATCGCCGATCTCGCAAACACGGCCAAGCCGTACGCACAAACAATCGCAGAGGCTGGACTCTCGCAAGGCGCATCACTCTTGCCGAGTGGATCGCTCGATCTCGGGCTCTTGTCCGGCAAGGCTTCCGAGTTCGTCGTTGAGGCGACAAACCGTGCAGCCATTCGCATGGCACGATCAGTCTCCGACTCACTCGCCGAGCGAGTATCAAACATCATCCGCATTGGCATCGAGGAGACAGCGACAGGCACAGATGTCATCGGGCTGCTCGAGGAAGCAGGCTTTGACGAGAACCGTGCACAGACGATCGCACGGACCGAGTCTGCTCGTGCATACACCGATGGACAGAATGCAGCGTGGGAGGCGAGCGGAGTCGTCAAGGGCAAGACATGGCTCGTGTCTCCGTTCGCTTGCGAGTTCTGCGAAGCCGCAGCGAAAGAGTTCGGCGAGAAGTCGGTCGGCGTGAAGGATGCGTTCTACGAGCGAGGCGCAACGATCACGGGCGCAAGTGGCGCAACTATGGCACTAGACTTTGATGACACCTCTGGCCCGCCTCTGCACCCGAACTGCAGGTGCAGCCTGCTACCAGTAATCGACTACGAAGGACCTGACGAATGAACCTACAAAAAACTTGCAACGCAACATTCAAAGCAATCGGCGATGGACTGACAAAGTTCACGGCGATCATCACAACGCACGCCATCGATCGAGATCAGGATGTCGTGATCCCGAGCGGCATGAACTCGAAAGAGTACGAGTCGAACCCCGTGCTGCTCTACTCGCACGATCCCAACAAGCCCATCGGCAAGATGGTCACGATGCGCCGTGGCGAGTCCTCGATCGATGCAGACTTTGTCCTTGCGCCACGACCCGACACACACGAGGGCGAGTGGCTGCCTGACACGGTTGGAGCGTTGATGAAGTTCGGCGCACTCAAGGGAGTCTCGATCGGATACATGGCACTCGATGGCGGCGTGCGCAGGGCAAGCAAAGAGGACGCAACGAAGTACGGGACAGGCGTGAAGCAGGTCTACTCGAAGTGGAAACTACTCGAGGTGTCCGTGGTCTCGATCCCGAGCAACCAGGAGGCGTTGATCAACGCAGTCAGCAAGGGCATTGTCAGCACCGCAAGTCTCAAGGCTCTCGGCTGCAATGTGCCTGATCACATCAAGCTTGCGCCAGTCGTGATCGAAACCAAGCCGATGCACCGTGTGCAGATCGTCATGCCTGCATATGTCCAGTCTGACATCACCGACGCTGCGAAGGTTGCGATCAGCAAGATGCGTGGACAGTTTCGCTGATCCGCCTATAGTCTCAACATACAGGTGATTCGAATCGGTGACCCTACCAGGTCGAACGAGTGACTCGAACTGCGGCGTAGTTCAATTCATTTATTCCCATCATTAGGAGACACCACATGAAAATGTGCACAGTAGAGGAACTGCAGAAAAATCTGCAAGTACTCGCAAATCAAGTCGGATCGAAGCGGTTTACAGCCGCCAAGAATCTGATGCTCGAAGGACTTGTAATCGTGGATGCCGACGGTAACCCCGTCGATCCATCGAGCATCAAGTACGAAGTCATGCTTTCACCCGCTGAACCCGCCGTCGAAGAGGACGCAGTTCACGAAATGGAGACACCAGTTGTCGAAGAGCCAAAGGCTCTCGCCGACGAAGTCGCCAAGGCCGTCAAGTTGGAACTCTCCAACAAGGCAGCCGCTCACCCAATCACAACTCGAAAGGAAATCAAAGTGGAAAATAAAGTTTACTCACGAATCAAGAACTTCAAGACCAACGAAGAAGCGTTCCGCTTCGGATCGTGGGCTCTTGGATGCATCGGCTACAAGAAGTCAGCGCAGTGGTGCACTGACAACGGCATCGTCACCAAGATCGCAAACCTCGAAGGCAACAACCTCGCAGGCGGATTCCTCGTTCCTGAAGAATTCGAAAATGCGATCATCACTCTGCGTGAACAATTCGGAGTCATTCGAAACCACGCTCGTGTTGTGCCGATGTCATCCGACATCAAGCGCATGCCACGACGAGCATCGAATCTGACTGCATCGTTCGTTGGTGAAGCAGGTACTGCAAGCCAAACAAACGAAACATTCGACCAGATCAATCTCGTCGCAAAGAAGTCGATGGTACTTACGAAGTTCAGCAGCGAACTTTCCGAAGATGCCGTCATCAACTTTGCTGACGACTTGGCTGGCGAAATGGCGTACGCACAGGCAAAATTGGAAGACACATGCGCATTTGTCGGAGACGGAACATCGCAATACGGTGGCATCACTGGACTTGCAAATGCGATCACAAGTACTGCAGGCGTTTCAACTGCAGCAAGTAGTCATACTTTTTCAACAATTGATCTTGCAGACATTCAAACAGCATTTGCAAAATTGCCGCAATATGCGGACAATACAAACGCAAAGATCTTCTGTCACAAGACAGTTTGGAACTCGGTGTTCTTGCGCCTTGCTTATGTGTCAGGTGGAAACAATGCGGTCGACTTGTTGACTGGTTCTGGTCAACTTACTTTCGCAGGATATCCAGTTGTTCTCACGCAAGCGATGAACAGCACGACAGGAAACGGCGCAGTGGTTTGTCACTTCGGTGACATGTCGCAAGCCGTGTACTTCGGCGATCGTCGACAGACAGCAGTCGACTTTAGCAATTCCGCTTTGACAAGTTTTGAAACCGACATGCTTTGCTATCGTGCCACGACTCGTTGGGATCTTGTCTGCGCAAATGTTGGAGATGCAACTGCATCACCACAAACCGCAGGTTCAATGATCACATTCAAGGCTGGCGGATAATCCACACACAAAAGAAAGAAGGAAAATACTATGGCTATGAATTTACAAGGTCTCAAATCAGTTGTCGCACTCGGGCCAGTCTCTCTGACTGCCGCAGGCGTTGCAACTTCCGCAAGTATCGATGCCAAGGGATACGAAGAGTTGCAGTTGGTTGTCACACGCACAACCCATGCAACTGACTACATCACAAGTCTGACGATTCAAAACTCAGATACTGATGTTGCATCCAACTTTGCAACATTCACTGGATATGTTGCAGGAACGGATTACGCCGTTGCATCTTTGTCAGGTGGCACAAATGCAGCAACTGAAAAGGCTGCAGGCGTGTTCAACATCGACCTCCGTGGCAAGAAGCGATACTTTCGTGTTCTTGTTACGCAAGGTGCTGCGACAGGTGTCGTCGGTGTCACAGGCACGCTCGCTCGAGGCGAGCAAGCACCGATCACGGCAACTCTTCAGAACGCAAGCGTTGTTGTAAATCCGTCCTGATTCAAGTTTCAAGTTTCAATCCCCAACGGCTCGTACTCGAAAGGGTGCGAGCCGTTGTCTTTTGCGTGGTATGTTGGTTCGCATGAAACTAGACCTAGGATGCGGCACAACTCGGATCGAAGGCTATACACCGTGGGACTGGTCCACGAACAACGATGTCTCATTTCTCCCGTTCGCAGATGGATCGCTCGAAGAGATCCGTGCGAGTCATGTTCTCGAACACATCGAGCGTCCGTACCTGCTCGAAGTTGTGCAGCATTGGGTCGACAAATTGCAACCAGGTGGAATCTTGCGAATCGCAGTTCCAGACTTTGACGAGATCATTCGCCGTGCGCAACTCGACCGAGATCAGGAAGACCAAAGCGGTAAGCCTTTCCCGTGGGAGGCATACATCATGGGCGGACAGATCGACACA